TTTCCCAAAGCACAGGCAGTAAAAGGCTTTGAAGGTTGGAAGAACGGAGGTTTAAAACCTGCACACGAACCAATTGCATTGGCCCGCAAACCAAGTAAAACCAGCATCAAAGCAAATATGGAAACTTGGCGTGTAGGTGCTCTAAATATTGATGCCACTAGAATTCCCTATGCTAATGACAAAGACAAAGCCAGCATTGATCACAAGGTGCCCACAGCAGCCTGGAGTGGACATACTCTACAGGTAGACAGTTATGAAAAGGGAGAGTTTGTTAAAGTTGAAACCAACGAACTGGGACGCTTTCCCTCTAATGTTCTAGGTGAGATAGCAGAACCATATCAAAAGTATTTTTACTGTCCCAAGGTGAGCCGTAGTGAAAGACACATAGATGATAGTGTTGAAAACAATCACCCCACAGTAAAACCCATTGAACTAATGAAGTATCTAATCAAGTTAATTACACCACCAGGCGGCATAGTGTTGGATCCTTTCAACGGTTCTGGATCAACAGGCTGTGCCGCAGTGGCATTAGATCACGAATACATAGGCTGTGAGTTAGACCCTGCTTATATAGAAATAAGCAAGCGAAGAATAGAAGAATACAACAAGAGCGAAAACAACTTTGATGCATTATTTGAGTGACACTAGAACAACAACATCTTGTCTTGGCATTAATCATAGCCAACTACCTTTGGCTTCGTCCTTGGCTGACAGGCTTGGTCTGGGACAGAGATGTTATCATAACTCTCACAATAATAATCACGCTGACCATACTAGGTCAAGCCTACAATGCCTTTAAGTAAGACGCAACAGCAGGTAGCTGATGATCAAACTCGCTTTAGGTGCGTTATAGCGGGCCGCCGCTACGGAAAAACTCACCTGAGTATTAGAGAGCTCTGCTATCACGCTAAAGAACCTAACAAAGAATGTTGGTATGTGGCCCCTTCTTACAAGATGGCCAAACAGATTGTGTGGCGTAAACTCAAGAACAAACTACAAGATCTCAACTGGGTAAAGAAAGCAAATGAAACAGAACTCACTCTTCAACTTCGCAATGGCAGTGTTATCAGTCTCAAGGGAGCTGATAATTATGATAGCCTACGCGGTGTTGGTCTTGACTTTATTGTGCTTGACGAGTTTGCAGACATTGATCCAGAAGCTTGGTATGAAACTCTTCGTCCTACTTTATCTGACAAACAGGGTCGTGCTCTTTTCATTGGCACACCCAAGGGCATTGGCAATTGGGCTTATGAAATATATCAGAACTCTATAGACAATGCAAACTGGCAATCATATTCTTTTACCACCATTGACGGTGGTCGTGTGCCACAAGAAGAAATAGAAGCTGCCAAGCAGGATCTAGATGAACGCACCTTTAGACAAGAATATCTAGCCACCTTTGAAACATTTGCAGGCCGTATCTATTATGGCTTTGACCGTGCCCACAATATAAAGAGTTGGGACAAACCCATCCCAGATGTGGTCTACATTGGTATGGACTTTAACATAGATCCTATGAGTGCAGTCATAGCAGTAAGAGAGGGAGATCAACTTTATGTCATTGACGAAATCCGCCTGTTTTCTTCTAACACCCAAGAAGCAGTGGCTGAAATTAAAAGCAGATACGGGCGTAGTAAAGTCTTTGTCTATCCAGATCCAGCAGGACACCAAAGGAAAAGCTCAGCAAGCGGTGCTACTGACATCACCATCCTGTCTAATGCAGGGTTCGTGGTCAAAGCACCTAGACACCACACTCCAGTGCGAGATAGAATCAACGCAGTCAACTCAAGATTGTGCTCAAGTAGCGGCATTAGACAGCTGTATATTGATCCCAAGTGTAAATACACTATTGAAGGACTTGAGCGTCAGACCTACAAAGAAGGAAGCAGCCAGCCAGACAAAGACGGTGGCTACGACCATATGAATGACGCACTAGGTTATATGGTAGATTATCTATTCCCAGTCAAGCGGGATATAGACCCAGATACAACACAGCCAAGACGCTGGTCACACGCCTTGGCTTAAATAGGACACAACAATGAACATAATTGAAACGCTATCAGACGAACTTAGTAGACTATTGCAAGGCAATCTACTCTATGACACCTACTTCCCACAGTGGCAATATCTACTACAAAGTTATGTAGGTGGTCAAGAATACAAAGACGCAGAACACCTAACCAGATACCAACTAGAAACAGACGGTGAATACCGTGCTCGCATCAGAACAACGCCCTTAGAGAATCATTGCCAGTCAGTGATATCAGTATACAATTCATTCTTGTTTCGCGAAGATCCAGAGCGTGAATTTATGGGACTAGAAGCACTACCAGAACTTGAAGACTTCTTAGAAGATGCAGACTTTGATGGTCGCAGCCTAGATGCATTTATGAAAGATGTAGCTACCTGGACTTCAGTGTTTGGACACGCTTGGATTATAGTAAGCAAGCCTAATGTAGGTGCAGTCACTGTGGCTGATGAACAAGCACAAGGCGTTAGACCTTATGTGAGTCTACTGACTCCAATGGTAGTATTAGACTGGGAATACAGTCGTTCACCAAGTGGCCGTGTTACCTTAAACAAATTGAGATACCTAGAAGAAACCACAGGCGATATCAAGATAGTAAAACTATGGACTCCTGAAACTGTGACTACCACAGTAATAGATACCAAGAAAGAACTAATAGTAGAAGAAGTAGTAGAAGTCAACGGTCTAGGTATGATACCAGCAGTATGTGCCTACAATGGCCGTTCAATCATTCGTGGCTTTGGTGTTAGTGACATCGCTGACATTGCTGATGCACAGAAGTTTATCTATAATGCCACATCAGAAGTAGAACAATCAATTAGAATGGATAGTCATCCGTCATTGGTAGTTACTCCAGAAACCAAAGTGGGCACAGGCAGTGGTGCACTGATTCATATGCCAGAGAACTTGGATCCAGGACTAAAGCCATATCTACTAGAGTTTGGTGGTGCCAGCATTGACAGCATATATCAAGCAATACAGCATTCAATAGACAGCATAGACAAGATGGCCAACACTGGAGCAGTTCGTGCTACTGAAAGCCGTACAATGAGTGGCGTGGCTATGGAAACAGAATTCCAATTGCTAAATGCACGACTAAGTGAAAAGGCAGATAACCTAGAATTAGCAGAAGAACAAATGTGGCAGATATGGTGTGCCTATATGGGCACAACCTGGCAAGGTGAGATTGAATATCCAGGCAGCTTTAACATCCGTGACACTGCACAAGAAATTACACAACTGCAACAGGCCAAAGCAGCCGCTACCAATCCCAAGGTGTTTGACCTTATTGATGGTAAGATTGCAGAGTTCTTGGGTGAGGATCCTGAACTTTACTTCGCCGCTGATATGGCAGCAGGTCAAGATGTTCTACCCGCTGAAACTGTATTTGAACCGCACATTATGATTGACCCAGCAACAGGCACTGAATACATTGCTCGCACAGAACAAGAACACTTGGACTATGCGGCACTGGGTTACTATCACAAAGAAGAATAACAAGGAGAGAGCGATGCAAGTAAAAAAAGCAATGGGCAGAGGCCGTGGACGAGGCAAGAAGCCACCAAAGCGTTAATTGGCTAGAATACTTTGAGAGCATTCAACGAGAATGCCCTTGGAGTCTTCGTGCCTACCTACAGAACAAAATAGAAATCATAGAGTGGAGCACAATCTCTAACATACTGCCACTGGGATCACTTGATGCCAGAATGTATATTGTAGATTATCCTGATGTTGTTGTTGAAGGTATGGCACTTGAACTAGACACCAATGATCAACTATCAGAATGGTTGTTTTCATATCCAGGCTATGGAGAGTTTGCAACACCAGTCAAGGTGTTAATTCAACAGAATAGAAAGCAACTAAACGATTTAAGAAACCGTTTATCCCCGTGATTTTACTACACGGCTATAAATATAACACTAAACACTCCAAGGAGGCGATGCACAATGTCAGATAATACATTGGTAACAGATAACGCAACTGATGCGGCAACTGAACAAACTGAAAATCAGGCACCAGCGACAAAAACTTATAGTCAGCAAGAAGTAGACAATATGATGGCCCGTATGAAAGGATCATTAGAAAAGAAACTTCTAAAGCCCTACGAAGACTTAGGCGACCCTGTTGAACTTAGACAACTTCGTGAAGAAGCTGCCAAGAAACAGCAAGCAGAAGCAATCAAGCGTGGGGAGTTTGAAAAGACACTACAAGAATTAGCCGCTAAAAAAGATGCTGAAATCTCAAAGAGAGATAGTGTCATTAAAGAATACAAAGTGAATGTGCCAATACTTTCAGCCGCTGCCAAATATAATGCGGTAAATGCTGAACAGGTCAAGGCTCTTCTCGCAACAAATGTAAGACTTAATGAAGGTGGTGATGTTGAAGTGGTAGATGCAAAGGGCAGTGTTAGATACACAGACAAGGGTGAAGCTCTTGGTGTTGAAGACCTAGTGCGAGAATTCTTAGATTCCAATCCGCATTTCAAACTGGCCAACCCTACAACTACAAATACCAAAAGTAATTTCTCTGGTGGACAAGGCAAAGTAGACATTAAATCTCTGGATATGAAAAATCCAGAGCACCGTAAAATCTATGCGGATTACCGCAAGAAGAACGGAATAGCCTAAAATCTAATTAAGGAGATATTATTATGGCAGGTTCAACCACAAGCACACTAGACGACTTATTGCCGTCTATCGTTCAAGAAGCAATGTTCGTTGCTTCAGAAAGAAGTATTATGAGAGGTCTAGTTCGTAACTATTCTTTGGCCCCTGGTCAAGGTAAAGTTGTGACAGTTCCAATCTACCCACAACAAACAGCAGCCGCTCTAACTGAAGGTGATGAAATTTCCAACACAGCAGTTAGCACATCAGCTGGAACTATTACTATCAGCCCTAAGGCAATCCGCACTATGGTTACTGATTTGTCAGTTCAACAATCAGCCAGCAATGTTATTGCTGACCTAGGCAGATTATTTGGTGAGTCAATTGCTCGCAAGATGGACGCTGATCTAGGTGCTCTATTAGCAGGTTTCTCTGCAAGTGTTACATTCACAAATGATTACACAACCAACATTTCAGCCGCAGCTATCTTTGAAGCAGTGGCTAAACTCCGTGCTCAAGGTATTGGTATGGAAGGCATTGCCTGTGTTCTACACCCAGAAATCGCTTACACATTGAAGAAAGTATTGACCACTGGTGGAACCGTTGCGTTCACAGCAGGTGGCGGCGTTTCAGAAGTTGGTAATGAAGCAATGCGTATGGGCTACATTGGCCAGTTGGCTGGTGTTCCAATCTACGAAAGTGCAAACATTGCCTATGTAACCAACGCTGGTGACTTCCCAGGCGGTGTATTCCACCGTGATGCATTGGGCCTAGCTCTAGTTGGCGATATCGCAATTGAAACACAGCGTCGTGCCAGTTTCCTAGGTACTGATGTAGTTGCAAGTTGCCATTATGGTGTTGGTGAATTGTATGATGCTTATGGTGTATCATTGAAGTTTGACTCTGAATTGAGTTAATAGGAGAATAGAATGGCTTTCGTAACTGAAAATAGCACGGTAATCAGCTTTGCTGAATTCCAAGATGTGGTTGACAAAGACTCACGGTTGTTTGAAGCCAACGAAGGCCTTTCTGATGATGCAGTGGAAACACAATTAGTAAGAGCAACAGAACGCATTTTATCCAAACTGCGTGCCAGTGCTTGGTGGAAGGCATACTACATCAAGCGTGATTTAGCCACAGTATATAATACCGTGGCAGATATCCCTGCTGTGAATCCTAATAGGATCAAGAGTCGTCTAAACGACTTTACTGATCTATGTGTCTATACTGCATTGTCAGAATACATTCTACCTAGTATTGCAGACTTTGGCAACGAAGACAGTGCAGAACGCCAGAAGATGGCCTACTACATTCAACGAGCAGAAAGTTTATTTGGTGAACTTATCACAGCTGGTGATTGGTATGATTTTGACAATGACAACACAGTGGAGTCAGGAGAAAAGTCACCAGGCCAGTATAACATTAAGAGAGTAAGATGAGAACAGATGTCATTGATTATCTACAGACACAAAACTTTGGTACATTCATTGTCAGCACTGAATTGCCATTTAGTGAAAGTGGAGTTCCTCTATACATCAAGAACTTGAAAAAGGTCTATGTAGGAGTTGATCAATACATTGTTGAACCCATCATAAGCACTCTAAATGGTGTGAACATAACCAGAGACACAGTGGCCGTTACTGTTTATCTTGCTAATGATGCAAAATCATTGACACCAAACTACGATGAAGTTGTTGGCCTCATAAGAGCTGCCAAGAACATACTACCAACTGCTGGATATTCCAGTAGGGAAGTAGATGTTCAGACCAGCTTTGAAGCTGACAAACTCGTCACGCAAATAGAATTACGATTCATAAAACTAACATAAGGAGCCAATTATGGCATATATCAGTCCAGGACCAGGCAGTGCTAATGCAATTTTATTGACATTAGATGTTGCCTCATCAGAAACAGATATCACACAATCCTCAGCACTAACAGTGTCAGGTTTGCAAGATATCACAATCAACGCCGCTAACGATGTCTTTACTTGGAGTCAACTAGATTCCACAGCCAAGAAGCAGGTAGCAACAACCTCTACAAACAGTATCTCTATGAACTTGGTAGTTGACGATGCAATTTTCTTTGGAACATTGATCACCGCAACTGCAACAGGTACTATTGCTGAGCAAGGCATTTTAGGTTGCAGCCGCAACAAGACTCTGATTAACTTCATCTTGAAGTTTGTTGAAAGTACCAGTGGCCAAGCAACTGCTGACCGCTTTATCAAGGGTGTAGGTTACATCACTGGTCTAGCACCAACACTAAGTGCTGACAGCCCTGTATGGGTAACTCCAGTAACTATTACTGTTGCTGGTGAGTACACAGTAGCAGCGACCTAATCCCTACCTGGGAGCGAATCACGCAAGTGACTGAAAGGGGGCCTAAAAACCCCCTTTCTTTTATGGCCAACTAAATACAAAAGGTAGACATATGGATGTATTAGATACAAAGACAGACAAGCAACTGCTTGAAAGTCTCGTAGCAGAGATTGCCAAAGCCACTAATGAAATTAAGTGTGCTCGTGGCGACATAGAAAAAGCACAGGGTCGTATCAAGTTTATGCTTGTACTGGCTCATACACTGATTGAAAGACAAGGAGATTAAAAGATGAAACTTTCACAAATCGCAGCAAAACCAAAACTAATTCCGTTCACTATTGACGATGAAGCCACCGTCAAAGAGTTTGGAGAACCTGTTGAATTCTATTCTTGGGACCGCCAACCATTGGAAATGTTTATGAAACTGGCCAATGCAGATCAACAGGATATGGCTTCAATGATTGGTCTGGTAAAGACCTTGATCCTAGACGAAGAAGGCAAAGAAATCATCAAAGGTGAGAATATGTTGCCCAGCAGTCTATTGATCAAAGTGATAGGCAAAGTAGTAGAAACCTTGGGAAAGTAGTAGGGCAAGAAGTTGAGTGGGATAGCACTGAAGTCAGTTTGGTTATCACACTCAACAACCTCGCCAAAGAATATGGGTTGTTGCCCAGCGAGGCCCTAAGCAGAGCAACAACATTTGATTTATATGTGTTGGATGTCAGCACAAGATGGGTATCATACAGACAGGATATTGCAGAAGGTAAAATACAACCTAAAGCCAAGAAGCAGGATCTACAGTGGTATATGGACTTAGCCAGGAGAGAAGATAGTGAGCGTAAACGCAAAATTGCTGAAGAACACAATGACCAAAAGTCTACAGGATCTTGAAAAGAGAATAAGTGATATTCCCAAAGAAGCCTATGACTATTTTGTCAGCATCACTCCCAAAGACAAGGGCAACGCTCGCCGTAGCACACAGTTAAAAGGCTCAACTATTCACGCTAACTATGCCTATGCACAAAAGTTAGATGAAGGAGCCAGTAAACAAGCACCCAAGGGTATGGTTGAACCTACTGGCAAGTTCATTGAGCGTATAACAAAAATAAAGACAAGGAAGTAATATGGCGGATATCAAATATAGTATTGATACAGATGTAAAGGGTAGCGTAAACCCCTTACAGCAATTACAAGGTCAACTGGCCAAGACACAAAGTTCTTTTAGCAGTTTAAAATCTGCCATTGGTACACTGGGTGTTGGAGCTCTAGTAGCCAGTGCTTATCAGTTGGCAGACAGTCTAAATGATATTAGTGATGCCAGCGGAATGGCATTGAAAAATGTTATGGGCTTTAGTCAAGCTATTGCTGCTTCAGGTGGCAGTGTTGATGGTGCTCTTAACGGCATTGGTCGTTTTAATCAAACACTAAGTTCTGCGGCTGAAGGTAGTAAACAAAGTCAAAATGCGTTTCTAGAACTTGGAATTACATTTGAAGAATTAAGAAGTCTAAGCGAACAAGATCTATTGGCGAGAACTGTAAAAGGTCTAGCAGAAACTGGTGACAATGCCAAGCGTACTGCCATTGCTGTTGATATATTTGGCAAGAGCTTTGCTTCAGTTGACTTTGGTAAAGTTAATGGTAATCTGCAAGATTTTATTAACAAAAGTGGCCTAAGTGCTGAAGCAGTAAAAGCCGCAGGTGATGCCAGCGATAACTTTGCCTCCGCATTTAAAACTCTGCAGATACAGATACTTTCCGCACTAGAACCAATTAGTAAACTTGCCGCTAGTATAAACACTGCCAGTGACGCATTTAAGACATTTATTACGGTAATTGTTCAAATAGGAACAATAGTTGCCACATTCTTTATACTAGGTCGTGCTGTTGCTCTTTTAGGAGCAGGCTTTGTAGCATTAAAATCTGGTGCCGCTGCCGTAGGAACAACTGTAAGTGTAGTGGTAAATGCTTTCCGCAATTGGGGAGCAATAAGTGGTCAACTTAATTCAATTGGTGGACTCTTAAGAGGAACATTGGTTGTTCTTAAAGGCACCATTGGTGACCTGGGTAAGTGGGCCATTGCCAGTATTCCTGGATTGGCCAGTTTAGGTCTAGCATTAGGTTATCTAGGTGACTATGCAACTAGTGCCTATACAAAATTAAAATCATTATTAGGCATTGATCAACCAACCTTTTTAGATCAAAGTGAAGTTGATAGAGAAAACAAACTACTTGCACAAAGAGCCGCTGAACTTAAAAAGAATCAAGAAGACACACGCAAGATTAAAACTGAAAGTGAAAAACTTGCAATTGAACTAAACAAAGTTCTCAAGGCCTATCAAGACACTAATGCAGAAGCCAATAAAAAATATAAATTAGAAACAGATGCTATCAATCAAAGCGACAAGGCCAAAGCACTAGCACAAGAAAGATTCGCAGCAGAGAAATCATTTAATCAAGAATTACAAAAACTACAAGATCAAATCAATGAAAAGCGTACTGCCGCCACACCAGTTGATCTAGCCGCTATACCACAACTAGAAGCCGCACAGTCTAAACTGCGTAAAGAATACGACAAACAAAAATCCAGCATTGATTCATTGGTTGAGTCTAGAATTAAAGCAGAAAGAGCTCAACAACTTGACATATTCTCAACCTCACAGTTGATTGATCTACAGAACAAGAGCAATGATCTAAGTGAGCGTGCCGCCACAATGTTCTTGCCATTACAGGCCAAGGGTTATGCTGAATTAGAAATTGCAATTCGCAACACTGCCAAAGCCAAGATTGAAGCAGAAGAAGTTCGTCGTGGTGAGAAACTATCACCAGAAGAACAGACAGAATATTATAAGGCAGCACGACAAGGTATTGAAGCAGTAAAAGAATCTCAAGATCAGTTAAACATTGCCACTGAGAAGTATAACCTGCAACAGTTCCAACTAAAAAGTCAACTAGATATGTACGACAAGATTCGTGATGTACAAATGGAAATGGCAACTGTTGGAATGACTGCAATAGAAAAGAAGTTTTATGACATTGAAGTGGCAGCAACAAAATCAGCAGAAGCACAAATTAGGGCAGAAGAACAAAGAACTGGTAGAAAATTAAGTGAAGATGAAGCAACACAATATTATCAAGCCGCAATGCAGGGTGTAAAAGAATTGCAACAGGCAGAAGCTGATGCTTATGATATGAGCCGTAATGCAATACTAGGATTAAGAAAAAGTATGGCTGAATATGTTGAAGATGCTACCAATGGTGCCAAAGCAGTTGAATCAGCATTTAAAACATTCTCTACGGGTATGGAAAATTACTTGGTTAAAGCCACTAAAAATATGAAAGGCAGTTGGAAAGAGTTTGTTGCCAGTATGCTTGAAGAGCTACTACGCAGTCAGATTCGTCAGACTATGGCAGGCTTATTTCAAATAGGATTGGGTCAAACCAAAGGTGGTGGTGGTGGATTACTTGGAGGTAGTATTATTCCAGGCATCTTGGCAGCAGGTGGTCCTGTTAGTGATCGTCGCCCTTACTTGGTAGGGGAGCGTGGGCCAGAACTATTTGTTCCTAACTCAGCAGGATCAATGGTGCCTAACAGCGGACTTCAGGGTGGCGGCAATGTTACCTATAACATATCAGCAGTTGATGCACTGAGCTTCAAACAGATGATTGCCAAAGATCCAAGTTTCATTCACGCAATAGCAATGCAGGGTGGTAAATCAACACCTGCTAGGAGA